CACACACAGCGTGTCAGTTGGAGCCGGGCAGTTTTTTGGGGGCATGGCCATGGTTTGGGGTGAACGCAGCGCGACCGAGCGCGGCTACGGCTGGGAATGGCAGAAGGTGCGCCGGCGGATCCTGGAACGTGACCGTCACATCTGCCAGTGCCCCGACTGCAAGGGCGGCGAGATTCGGGTGACACCGGCAACGCACGTCGACCACATCGTCAGCAAAGCGGAGTGGAAACGGCGCCACGGCAACCTGGATGGTGTGGACGCAGAATCGAATCTGAGGGCGATCAACAAGGATTGCCACGAACGCAAATCGACCCTCGAGAAGGGGCACCAGCCCCGCTACGGCTGTGACATCAACGGATTTCCGCTCGACCCGAACCACCCTTGGTCCCGGCGCTGACCATTCTCTGACCCACAAGGCGACCCTCCTCGCCAACCGCGATATCGACGCTTACCCGCATGGCAAACCCCCCGAAACCATCGCATCTGAAGGCGGTGCAAGGAACCGATCGGCGCGATCGCAAGAACGACCGCGAACCGCAGCCCGAAAAGGGCGCGCCGCCGGTACCCGCGCATCTCACGCCAGAAGAGCTGATCGAGTGGGGACGCTGCTGCGAGCGGCTACAGAAGCTCGGCGTGCTCACCGAGGCTGACGGCCTAGCGCTCGAGCAGCTCTGCGTGCTGATCGTCGAGGTGCGGCGCCTGACGAAGATCGTGCGCGACAACGAGACGCAGAAGGTCACGACCACGCAGAAGGAGCAGGTCGACCGGGCGCACCCGCTGTGGCAGCAGTTGCAGCAGTCCCGCAAGGAACTGCGGGCCCTGTGGACCTGTTTCGGCCTGGATCCGAGCGCGCGCACCCGCGTGCACACCGTGCAGACGAACAATGGCAACAAGCCGGCCCAAGCGCCCCCGCGCGCCGCGAACGCCTACCTCGACTGACCCGGTAACAGCCTACGCGCTGTCGGTCGTCAACGCGGAGGTGATCGCCGGCCCACAGGTGCGTCAGGCCTGCAACCGGCATCTGCGCGACATGCAGGAGGCGTATCGAAGAGGCTGGAAGTTCGACGTCGAGAAGGCATTGCGCGCGATCGGGTTCTTCCGCGACGTGCTCCGCTTGAACGGCGGCCAGCACGAAGGCCAACCGTTCATCCTGCAACCGTGGCAGGAGTTCATCGTAGGCAGCCTGTTCGGATGGATCTCGGCGAGCACGGGCTTCCGGCGCTTCCGAACGGCTTACATCGAGATCGGCAAGGGCAACGGCAAGGCGCTCGCGCTCGACACGCCGATCCCCACGCCGACCGGCTGGACCACCATGGGGGCCATCGAAGTCGGCGACGAACTGTTCGATGAGTGCGGTCAGGTGTGCCGCGTGTTGGCCGCGACGCCAGTGATGATCGGTCGGCCGTGCTACCGAGTGACGTTCTCCGATGGGTGCGAGATCGTCGCCGATGCGGAGCATTTGTGGCAGACGACCGCGCTTCGCAGCGGCGGCCGGCGCGGCCCGAAGGATGCGGCAGCTCCGCGGAAGGGCCAGGCCGCGGTTCGAACGACCGAAGAGATCGCCCGCACGTTGACGGTGCGCGCGAGCTCTTCGAAGCACCCGCAAGCGAAGTGGAACCACCGTGTCGATGTCGCCGGGCCCATCGTGGCGCCGGCGGCCGACTTGCCGATCGACCCCTACGTCCTGGGCGCTTGGCTCGGCGACGGGGACAGCGACTGCGCGCGCCTGACGTTAGCGTTCGCTGACGGCAGAATCTGCGAAGAGATCGAGGCCTCCGGCGTGTCGGTGACGCAGCAGCAGCGGCACTCCGACACCACCGGGCGCTTCCGGCTCGGCAGTCGTGTCGTGCAGTCGACGCTGCGCACGATGGGACTGCTTGGCAACAAGCACGTCCCATCCGCGTACCTGCGCGCCAGCATCGACCAGCGCATGGCCCTGGTGCAGGGCCTCATGGACACGGACGGCTACGTGTCTGCAGGGCAAGGGCAGTGCGAGTTCACCACGACGTGTCCTGCGCTTCGCGACGGGATGCTCGAGCTGCTCCGATCGCTCGGTTTCAAGCCGACATGCAGCACCGGGCGCGCTACCTTGTACGGCAAGGACTGCGGCGAGAAGTACCGAATCCAGTTCCATGCGTACACGGATCGGCCGGTGTTTCGGCTACCGCGCAAGGTCGCGCGTATGCGAGAGCGGCCATCGACGTCGGCGATCTCGGCGCGCCGGACCATCGTCGGGTGCGAGCGCATCGAGTCGGTGCCTGTCCGCTGCATTCGCGTGAGCAGCGGATCGAGCCTGTTTCTGGCCGGCAAGGGGATGATCCCGACGCACAACTCGCCGCTGGCCGCCGGCATCGGCCTGTACTGCCTGACGTCAGACCAGGAGCAGCGCGCCGAGATCTACTCCGCGGCGTCGAAGAAGGATCAGGCGATGATCCTCTTCCGCGATGCGGTTGCCATGGTGAACTGGTCGCCAGACCTTCACGCAAAGATCATTCAGACAGGCGGCCAGAGCCCCTGGAACCTGGCCTACCCGAGCACCTCGAGCTTCTTCCGGGCGATCAGTTCGGACGACGGGCAAAGTGGCCCGCGGCCGCACTGCTCGCTGATCGACGAGATCCACGAACACACCGACGGCAACGTCGTCAACATGCTCAGCCTGGGCCAGAAGGGCCGGCGGCAGGCGCTGACGGTGGAGATCACGAACAGCGGGTTCGATCGCACGACGATCTGCTTCCAGCACCACGACTACACGGTACGAGTGCTGGCCGCGCAGCAAGGCGATGAGGACTTCAACGACGAGTGGTTCGGCTTCGTCTGCTCGCTCGATGAAGGCGACGACCCGTTCGAGGACGAAGGCTGCTGGCCGAAAGCCAACCCGAACTTAGGCGTGTCGATCGAACTCGGCTATCTTCGCAAGGAGGTGCGTGAGTCGCGAGGAATGCCGGCCAAGGCGTCGATCGTTCGCCGCCTGAACTTCTGTATGTGGGTCGACGCGGAGAACCCGTGGATCGAGGGCCCGTTGTGGATGGCCTGCCAGGATCGTGAGAGTCCGCCGAGCGAACTCTCGCAATTCTTCGCCAAGTGCAAGCGCGTCGTCGGCGCGCTGGACCTATCCGGCACGCGCGACCTGACCGCGCTCAGCCTGGTCGGCGAGACCGACGAGGAGATCTTGGCCGCCGTGGAGTTCTGGACGCCGAAGGAAACGCTTCTCGAGCGCGCGCACAAGGACCGCGTGCACTACGACGCGTGGGCAGAGAAGGGCTACCTCACGCCGACGCCAGGCCGCAGCGTGGACTACCGATTCGTCGCGCAGCGCCTGCTCGAGCTGCAGATCGAGATCCCTCTGCTGGGACAGGTTGCCTTCGACCCGTACCGGATCAAGTACCTGGAAAGGGACCTGGACGAGTTCAACGTTCCGATCGAGTTGGTCCAGCACCCGCAGGGCTTCTACAAGCCGCAAGAGAAGGACCCGAAGACGCTCAAGCCAGGAGAGAAGGCGCCGCCGATCCTGTGGATGCCCCGGTCCATCGAACTGCTCGAGGCAGCGGTCTTCGCTCGCTCACCGGCTGCGATGGAAGCGCGTGCCGAGGCGGCAGCCACCGACGACCATGCACCTGCGCCGGCCTCCAAGCCACTGCGCGTCCTGTGGAACCCGTGCCTGAACTGGAACTCCGGTTCCGCGGTTCCCGAGTTCGACCCGAAGAACAACCGGATCTTCTCGAAGCGCAAGTCACGAGGCCGCATCGACGGCATCGTCGCGCTGGCCATGGGAATCGGTTTTCTCGGCGAGGGCGAAACGAAACCGACCCCGCCGCCGAAGTTCCAGATGCTCGTCATCTGATGACCCCAACCACTTCGAAGGGCCGCCACCAGGCGGGCTTCTTCATTTCTGGAGCTCTGCATGAAGCATCGCAACGTGAAGACGGGCGTGCTCGAGCGCGCGTACTCCGTCTTCCAGATCAAGGAGATGGACGAGGAGTCGCGCGTCATCGAGGGCTACGCCACCACACCGGCAACCGACTCGATGGATGACATCGTCGAGCCCAAGGGCGCCGAGTTCGATCTCCCGATCCCGCTGCTCTGGCAGCACAAGCGCAGCGAGCCGATCGGGCACGTGATCGAGGCGAAGGTCACCGACGCCGGCATCTGGATCAAGGCCAAGTTCGTCAACGTGAAGGAGCCGGGTCGGCTCAAGGAGCGACTCGACGAAGCCTGGCAGTCCGTCAAGTACCAACTCGTCCAGGGCCTGTCGATCGGCTTCGATCCGATCGAGTACAGCCAGATCGAGGGCAGCTGGGGACTTCGGTTCCTCCGCTGGAAATGGAAGGAGCTCTCTGCGGTCACCTTGGCCGCCAACGAGGAGTGCTCCATCGAACACATCAAGTCGATCGACAGCGAGATGCGGGCCGCGCAAGGCCAGACGCGTCGCGGTGTCGTTCGTCTCGATGCCATCAAGCCCGGCGCCACGGGGACATCAACCACCAATTCCCAGAAAGGGACCCCCACCGTGAAGAAGTCGTACCAGGAGCGCATCGCCGATGCGCAAACCCAGCGCCAGAAGGCCATCGAGTTGATGCAGGCACTGGTCGAGAAGTCGCTCGAGACCGGCGAGACGATGTCCGCCGAGGACAAGAGCAAGCGCAAGGAACTGATGGACAACATCGCCGAGCTCGACGACCACATCGCGATGCTGAAGGAGACCGAGGAAGTGCTGGTCAACAAGGCGCCGGGCGCGAAGGCCGAGGAGCACGAGGACACCCGCGAGAACGCCGGCCAGGGCCTGCAGCTGCGCGAAGGTGCCGCGGTGCGCGTCGTGCCCGAGAAGTTGGAAAAGGGCATCGCCTTCGCGCGGTTCGTGAAGTGCATGGCGGTGGCGCGCGGCAACCGGGGCGAAGCCCTCGAGGTGGCCAAGCACTACTACCCCGAGATGAAGCCGCTGCACAACATCATCAAGTCGGCCGTCGGCGCGGGCACGACCACCGACGCGAACTGGGCGGGCAACCTGGTCGAGTACCAGTTGTTCGCCGGCGACTTCATCGAGTACCTGCGCCCGCTGACGATCATCGGCCGCTTCGGCACGAACCAGAACGGGGTCGCGATCCCGGGCCTGTTCCCGCTGCCGTTCAACGTCGAGATCGCCCGCCAGACCGGCGGTGGTGCGGCCTACTGGGTCGGCCAGGGCGCGCCGAAGCCGCTGACCAGCTTCGCGTTCGACCGGGTTAACCTCTCGTGGGCCAAGATCGCGACCATCGCGGTCCTGACCGACGAGCAGATCCGGTTCAGCAACCCGGCCGCCGACGCGCTGGTGCGCAACGCGCTGGGCGAAGCCATCATCGCGAAGAGCGACGCCGACTTCCTGGATCCGTCGGTGGCTGCGGTTGCCAACGTGTCGCCGGCTTCGCTGACCAACGGCGTGACCCCGATCGCACCGACTGGCGTCGACGCCGACGCGGTGCGGACGGACATCGGCGCGATCATGAAGAAGTTCATCGACGCGAACCTGTCGCTGATGAACGGCGTCTGGGTGATGTCCGCCAACACTGCGATGCGCCTCTCGCTGATGCGCAACGCGCTGGGCCAGAAGGAGTTCCCGGACATCACGATGCTGGGCGGTCGCCTGGAAGGACTGCCGGTGCTGACTTCGCAGCACGTCATCAACACCACCAGCGGCGGCGCCGTGGTCGTGCTGATGGATGCCCGCGAGGTGTACTTGGCCGACGACGGCCAGGTCGTCATCGACGCGAGCCGCGAGGCCTCGCTGCAGATGGACAACGCGCCGACCAACAACGCTGCCACCGGCACCGGCTCGACGATGGTCTCGATGTTCCAGACCAACAGCGTGGCCGTGAAGGCCGAGCGCTACATCAACTGGGCCAAGCGCCGCAGCGCCGGCGTGCAGTACCTGGACGGCGTGCACTGGGGCGAGTGAGATCCTGATCTGATGTCGTGACCCCTCGGGCCTTCGGGCCCGGGGCCCCCAATCTACGCAGCGGGCAAAACCATGGCCAAACAAGTGTTCGTCGTCCTGAAGGAACGACGGTTCGGCAACGAACGGAAGATGCCTGGCGAACAGGTCCTTCTCGACTCGACCGCGGCGCGCCTGGCGATCGCGATGAAGTGGGTCATGCGCCCGTTGGGGAAGACCGTCGTCGCGGAGGATCTCGAACGGCCCGCCGGCGCCGCGGATGCGCCACTCCCCGCCGGTGACGTTGTCGCCGGCGAATCTGCTCCGAACGACGTTCCCGCTTCCGTTCCCACGGCTGATGACGCGCAAGTCGAGGCCGTGGCCGCCGACGAGAAGCCGTCCGCCGATGCGTCAGCGCCGCCGCTCGCCGCCTCCAAGACCTTGCCGCGCAAGGCCGGCGGCCGCCAGCCCAACTAAGGCATGCAGTCGCTGAAGCGCCTGGTCGCCCGCGTAAAGGCGGCAGTGAGCCCGACGGACGTGTCGGCGCTCATCCCAGGCCCGTGGACAAACATCCTTCGCGAAGGTTTCGCGGGTGCGTGGCAGCGCGGGATCGTCGTCGATTCGAACGAGCGCCTGCTCGCGTTCTCGACGGTCTACGCTTGCGTCGACTTGATCGCTCGCGACATCGCGAAGCTGCGGATCAAGCTGGTCCAGATGCGCGATGGCGTCTGGATCGAGACCACCAACGCTGCGTTCAGCCCGGTCCTGCGCAAGCCAAACAGCTACCAGACGCGGATCCAGTTCCTGACGGCATGGATCGTCAGCAAATTGCTGTGGGGCAATACCTACGTGCTCAAGCAGCGCGACAACCGCAACGTCGTCGTCGCGATGCACGTGCTCGACGCACGCCAGGTGACGGTGAAGATCACCGACGACGGCGGCGTCTACTACCAGTTGCAGAACGACTACTTGTCCCGCACCGGCGGTCCGGTCGTGGTCCCGCAAAGCGAGGTCATTCACGACCGCGCCATGTGCCCGTTCCACCCGCTGATCGGCGTCGGCCCGATCTACGCCGCCGGCATGGCAGCGACACAGGGCAAGAAGATCCAGGTCAACAGCGACAAGTTCTTCGGCAACATGAGCCGGCCAGGCGGCCACCTGACCGCAGATGGCAACATCCCCGACGAGACAGCCGACCGCCTGAAGCGCGATTTCGAGTCGCGGTTCAGCGGCGAGAACATGGGGCGCCTGCTGGTCACGGGCAGCGGACTAAAGTACGAGTCGCTGACCATGCCGGCCGAGCAGTCGCAACTGATTGAGCAACTGAAGATGACCGCGGAGATGGTCTGCCAGCCGTTCCACGTGCCGCTCTACAAGGTCGGTCTCGGCGCGCCGCCGACGTTCAACAACGTTGGCCAGCTGCAACAGGACTACTACAACGGGTGCCTGCAGGAGCACATCGAGTCCATCGAGGAACTGCTGGACCAAGGCCTCGGCTTGGCCGGCAGCGATTTGGGTACCGAACTCGACCTCGACTCTCTGCTGCGCATGGATCCCGTGGCGCGCATGGACGTCGCCGAGAAGGGCGTCAAGGCCTCGATCAGCTCGATCGACGAGGCGCGGCGCATTGACAGCAAGCCGCCGCTGCCGAATGGCCTCGGGAAGTATCCGTGGATGCAGCAGCAGAACTACCCGATGGACGTTCTGGCCAAGCGCACCGACGTTACGCCCAGCGGCGGCGCGCCGTCGCCAGCTCCAGCCCCCACGACGCCCGTGCCGGCGAAGCAGTACATCGAGATCATCCAGTTCGACGACATCGACGCGCTTGAGCGCGAGTGCGCGGCCGCCCGGGCCGATGTCCCGGCGCTACTGCGTCGCTTCACAGTCGAGGCAGAACATGCTTGAACTGAAGACGGTCGTCGACACGATCTTCAAGCAAGTCCACACGCTTGTCGCTCCGGCATTCAAGGCGCTCGAGGAGCGCATCGACGCTGTCGACGAGAAAATCGCCAAGATCCCAGCCGGTCCGCAAGGCGCCGTTGGCCCGAAGGGCGAGCCGGGTGATCCCGGCCGCCAAGGTCTGAATGGCGATCCGGGCCCTGCAGGCGAGCGAGGCCCTGTCGGCGAGAAAGGTGACGTCGGGCCGGAAGGCCAGGCTGGTGCGCACGGAGCGAAGGGCGACACCGGCGAGCCGGGGCCGGCTGGAGAACGTGGGCCGAAGGGCGACACCGGGGCCGCCGGCCAGAAGGGTGATCCCGGCGAGCGTGGGGAGCCCGGCCCTACGGGCGAGCGCGGGCCTGATGGCGAGAAGGGCGAACGCGGCGAACCAGGTCGCGAGGGGGCGCCAGGCGCCCTTGGCGAACGTGGATTGGCCGGCGAGAAAGGCGATGTCGGGCCTCAGGGCCCGGCCGGCGATCCTGGCCCAGCCGGCCAGAAAGGTGAGCCTGGCCTGCGCGGCGAGCGCGGCGAGAAGGGTGATCCTGGCGAGCGCGGCGAGAAGGGCGACGGCGGTGCCGCAGGATCGCCAGGCGAACGAGGAGAAGCGGGCCCACGCGGCGAAAAGGGCGAGCGCGGCGACGATGGCCGCGATGCCGCGGCGCTCGAGATCCTGCCAGCCATCGCCGTTGGCCGCGCTTACGCGCGCAAGACGTATGCATCCCACAATGGAGGCCTCTGGTGCTCCATGCGCAAGACGGATCCACTGCCAGACCAGCCGACCGCCGACCAGGTGCAAGCAGCCGGCTGGTCGAACATCGTCGAGGGCAACGCAGCCATCGAGGTTGAAAAGCGCGGCGATCGCGAGATCGTCGTGCGCCACATCAACTGCACGGGCAGAGTCACCGAGACGGTGATGAAGTTCCCCGTGATGATCTACGGCGGCACCTACGACGAGTCGAAGCAAGACTACGAGGTAGGCGACACGCGCACGTGGGGCGGAAGCATCTGGCACTGCAACGTCGCCAACACGAAACGCAAGCCAGGCGAAATCGGCAGCGACGACTGGACGCTGGCCGTCAAGCGCGGCCACAACGGGAAGGACGCGTTCCATCCGACGGGTGCGGCTGGCCCGGTCAAGTTGCAGAAATGAGCGATGTCGCCGCGCTGCTGCGCCCTCCGCGTTGGACCGGGCTGCAGTGGCCGGGCGCGCGCGTGGTGATCCTGGCCAGCGGAGAGAGTCTTTCGGTCGACCAGTGCGAAAAGGTGCGAGCCTGGCGCATGGCCGAGGCTGCGGAGATGCGCCGGGTGATCGCCATCAACACGACCTTCAGGCGCGCGCCTTGGGCTGACGTGCTCTGGGGTTGCGACTGCACCTGGTGGAGTGAGTACCATGCGGAGGTAGTCGATGTGTTCGCTGGCCAGCTGTGGACTCAGGATCAGCGCGCCGTCGACGACTACGGCTTGCACTTCATCGAGAGTCAAGCGGCGCCCGGCTTGTGCCGGCGACCAGGCCTGATCAACCAGGGAGGAAACAGCGCCTACATGTCGCTGAACCTCGGCGTGCAGGCCGGCGCGCGGCGGTTTGTGCTGCTGGGCGTCGACATGCATGGTTCGCACTGGCACGGCGACCATCCACAAGGGTTGTCCAACCCTGCGCCCTACCTCTTCGCGACCTGGATCAAGCAATTCGGCGTGCTGGCCAAGGATCTGGCCGTCGACGGGATCGAGGTCATCAACTGCACGCCGGGAACGGCGCTGCACTGCTTTCCTGAAAAGTCGCTCCAGGAGACGCTACTGTGAAGGCAATCTGCCGAATCAGGCCACAACCGCACTACCGCCGCGACGCATTCGAGAAGGGCCTGACCAAGGTCGGATACCGAATCGTCGAGCATGCGCGGCCGGAAAGCGCCGCCGATCTCCTGATCCTGTGGAACCGCATGGGTCAGGACGAGAGAGACGCCGATGAATGGGAGTCGGATGGCGGCACCGTCATCGTCTGCGAGAACGGCTACATGGGCCGCGACGAGAACGGGCATCAGCTCTACGCGATGTCGGTGCACGGCCACAACGGTAGCGGCTGGTTCCCGGTCGGCGACGGAGATCGGTTCGGCGCGCTCGGCATCGAGCTCAAACCATGGTGCTCCAACCACGGCGGCCACGTGCTGCTATGCGCGCAGCGCGGTATTGGCTCCCAGCTGATGGCCAGCCCGCGGCGCTGGGACATCGACACAGCGGCGCGCGTGCGGGCCATGGGCTTCAAGCACGTGCGCGTCCGCCAGCATCCCGGTCGCGTGCCGGTGACGCAGCCGCTGCCGTCGCTTGACCAGGACCTCGAGGAGGCGCTGGCTTGCCTGATCTGGAGTTCGGCGTCCGGCGTGCGCGCGCTGCAACGCGGCATCCCGGTCGCGTTCACTGCACCGCATTGGGTGGCTTCCGGCGCCGCCGGCCGCGGCCTGGCCGGTCTCCAACGCCTGGTGCAAGACGACGATTCCCGCCTGAAGACGATGCAGACCGTGGCGTGGGGCCAGCGCACGATTTCCGAGATCGAGTCCGGCGAGCCATTCGATACGCTGGTCAAGAGCGCGCGGAGGGCTGCGGCATGATGACAGCCTACCCGGTGGCCGGCAAGAAGAAGAGCTTCGACATCTGCCTGGCGTTCGTGCGCGGGTGTGGTGGCCAGATCGGCACGAAGCTGCGTGACGGCCCGGCCTTCTTCTACGGTGTCGACGAGTCGAACGTCGACATCTGGCGTGCAGTGCGCGCCGACGGTCGCGACTGGTACTACTGCGACAACTCGTACTTCGACGACAGCCGACAAGACACCTTCCGGGTCACGAAGAATCGCTTGCAGCACAGCGGTTTCGGCAGAACTACCGGCAAGCGGTTCGATGCGCTCGACGTCGCAATCAAGCCTTGGCGGACGGCCGGCGAACACATCGTCGTCTGTCCGCAGTCGACGCCGTTCATGCGCAACGTCATTGGCTACTCCGGCGATTGGCTCGAGCACACGCTCGCCGCGCTGAAGAACTCGACGCAGCGCCCGATCCGCGTGCGCGGCTGGTCGGCCGACAAGGGCAAGCTCGCCGCGACGCTTCAGCAGGATCTCGCTGGCGCGCACGCTCTGGTGACTTGGTCATCGGCTGCTGCCATCACCGCGGTGCTGTCTGGTGTGCCGGTGGTAACCATGGGCCAGTGCGCGGCCGAACGGATGGCGGGCAGTCTCACCGCCCTCGAGGCGCTGCCGATGCTCGACCGCGTCGAGTGGGCCGGCGTGCTGGCCGACAACGAGTGGTCGCTCGATGAGATGCGTGATGGAACCGCCTGGAGGGCGCTCAATGGGGCATGATCGAAAGGGCTGGTTCTCAACGCCAGGTCGGCCCGGTGATCGCACGATCGACCAGCAGCGCATGGGGCTTGGCTGGCTGTTCAACAACTGCCGTGGCCGCACTGTGCTTGACGTCGGGTGCGCCGAGGGCCTGCTGTCGATCGAGCTTGCGCAGATCGGCGCCGCCGCGGTCCACGGCATCGAGATCGTGCCAGACCACGTCGAGGTCGGAAACCGCCTGCGCGGCGGGCTGCCGGTGACGTTCGAAGTCGGCGACGCCAACGTGTGGCGGCCCCTGCGCTCCTACGACATCGTGCTCGCGCTGGCGCTCCTGCACAAGTTGCGCAACCCGACGGCCGCCGCCGCGGCGTTCGCGGAGGCGGCCAGGCACGCGGTCGTCGTGCGCCTGCCGCCGCAACACGCGCCGACGATCATCGATCAGCGGTCCGGCTTCAAGCCGCACCACATCGGCGACGTGATGGCCTCCGCTGGCTTCTCCCTGCAGTCGGCTTCCAACGACGGCGCCTTCGGCGAGTGGGTCGGCATCTACCTGCGCACATGAACAGCCTCGTCCCGCACTACCAGGAGATGGCCGCCCGTGGCGCCTCGTTCTTCGGCCTGTCGGTGCTGCAGCACGAGACGTCGATTCGGTCGTTCGCCGAGGCGATGGGCGTCAAGTCGGTGCTTGACTTCGGGTGCGGTCGCGGAGACGCCTACGGAGCACCGTACTTCATGCATCGCCGACTCGGCGTGCCAGACGATGGCCTCACGCTGTACGACCCGGCGTTCCAGGAACTCGCCGCGCCGCCGGTGGGCGAGCACGACCTGGTCATCTGCTCGGACGTGCTCGAGCACGTGCCGAAGCACGAGGTCGACGAGTTCGTGGCCGTGCTCTTCAGTCATGCAAGGCGCGGCGTCTGGGCGTCAGTGTGCTGTCGGCTGGCCAAGAAGGCCTTCGACGACGGGCGGAACCTGCACGTGACGGTGCGCCCCTTCAGCTGGTGGTCCGCGAAGTTCTCCGAGGCGGCGAAGCAGCGCCCGGGTATCGAGTGGTCCCTGATCGAGACTCCGTGATGGGCGCTGGCGATTGGGTGATGTGTACTGCGCAGGTCAAGCGCCTCCATGCGCAGACCGGGCGGAAGATCTTGGTGGTCGGCGGCAATGGCCGTGTGCAGTGGCACGAGGTCTTCAACAACAACCCAAAGATCACCGAGATGAATCAGCGCAACGTCGTGCGCCTGGTCAACGGGGCCGGGGTCAGGCCCTACATCGCTGCGAAGGGACCTGAGCGATGGACCTGGAAGACGTGGGCGATCGAGCCCGGTGAGATCTTCCTGACCAACGAGGAGCGCGCCTTCGCTGCGCCACACGGAGGCAGCATCTTGGTCGAGCCGAACACCAAGATCGACGGGTCGAACAAGTCGTGGATCTTCGACAGGTGGCAGCAGCTTGTCGATCGCGGCGGCGACTTCGTACAGGTCGGTTCACCTGGCGCCCGGCGGCTGCGCGGCGTGCGCTTCGTCGAGACCGCCAGTTTCCGGCAGGCCTGCGCTGTGTTGGAAGCGTCGCGTGCATTCGTCGGCACCGAGGGCGGCCTGCACCACGCTGCCGCAGCGCTCGGCGTGCCGGCGGTGGTCCTATTCAGTGAGTTCATCTCGCCGGAGTTCACCGGCTACGCCGGGCACCGGAACCTGCGCCATGCCGGACCGGCCTGCGGCTCGCGCCTCCCGTGTGCTGGCTGCCGAGCCTCAATGGAAGCAATTACCGTGGACGAGGTCCACAAGAACCTGCTGGAGATCCAGTGAAGCAAGTCCACGGCTGGTGGTTTCCAGACCACGAGGTGCATCTGCCCGAGTGGATGTCGCACCCGAAGAATCAACTGCAGATGAACGGACGGCAGGCCTACCAGGGCCGCAAGCAGCAGGCGGTGCTCGCGCACTGCAAGTCCTTCCGTACTGCTATCGACGTCGGAGGCCACGTCGGGCTCTGGTCCTTCAACCTGGCCGCGCGCTTTGAGCACGTGGATGCCTTCGAGCCGGTGTCCGAGCACCGGGAGTGTTTTCGGGCCAACGTGCAGGCGAAGAACGTCACGCTGTGGTCGTCGGCACTCGGCGACGAAGGCCGCCTGGTGAGCATGTCGACCGAGAAGGGCAGTTCCGGCAACACCTGCGTGAGCGGTCCCGGCGACATCGAGATGACCACGCTGGACATGCGGTGTATCGAGCACGTCGACTTGATCAAGATCGACTGCGAAGGCTTCGAGGAGAAAGTGGTGCGCGGCGGCCGCCTGACGATCGAACAGTGGAGGCCGGTGATCATCGTCGAGCAGAAGCGCGACATGGCGGCACGCTTCGGTCTCCCACTGCGCGGCGCCGTTGACTTCGTCGTCGGACTCGGATACCGAGTCGCCGAGGAGATCAGCGGCGATTTCATCATGGTGCCCGCCTGATGCCCTGGCCGAGAGACGCGTCTGCGGCACTGGCCGCAAAGTGATTCACTCATCGAACTCAAGAGCATGAAGGTCTATATCGGCTACGACGAACGCGAGCACGAGGCCGCACGTGTGGCCGCCAAGACGCTGCGAGAAGTGACCGACGGCGAGCTCGAGCCAGAATTCCTGTGCGTGGCGAAGCTCGCCCACCAGGGTCTGCTGTGGCGGATCTCGGACCACCGCGGTGGCCAAGACTACGACCTGATTAGCAACGCGCCGAAGTCGACGCGCTTCGCGATCTCGCGCTTCCTGACACCACTGCTCTGCCAAGATGGCTTCGCGTTGTTCGTGGACTGCGACATGGTCTTCTTCGAAGATCCGCGGAACATGCTGCGGGAGACCAGCGCTGGGCATGCGATCAGCGTCGTGAAGCACGACCACCGGCCGGCCGAGAAGTGGAAGATGATCAACCAGGCGCAGACCTCCTACCCGCGCAAGAACTGGTCGAGCGTCATGCTGTTCAACTGCGAACACCCCGCGAATCGCCGGCTGTCGCTGCGCGACGTGAACGAGCGGCCAGGCCGCGACCTGCACGCGCTGTACTGGCTGCACGACGCCGAGATCGGCGCGCTCGACGGGCGATGGAACTGGCTGGTCAACGTCCAGCCGAAGCCGGAGCGCTTGGCCATCGCCCACTTCACGCTCGGCGGGCCGTTCACTCCTGGATGGCCGGGCGCCGAACACGACGACCTGTGGCGCACCGCCGCGCTTTGAAATGAACCCAAGGAGATTGCGCATGCCCCTTGCGACGAGGCTGATCGTGCTCGCCTTCGCACTGCTGGCCTTGGCAAGCAAGGCCACCGCGCAGGACTACTGTTTGCCGAAGAGTGATTGGATCCCGATCCATCTGCAGGGTGGAGTGCTCATGGAGGGGCGCGACAACGTCATCAAGGGTGACTGGCGGGCCATCTGGTGTGCATCTTTCGAGCAGCGGCAAGACGGAGCCTCCGCGTTGGTCTGGCGCCTTCGCACGTTCGCGGTGCTCGACAAGTACAAGACGATGGACGCAACTGGAATCGCCGTCCTGCTCGGCCAGGTGCTCTCCTCGTCCAACCCGGTCGCGTCCCTGTCCGCGATGATCAAGGCCCGCGAGGTGATCCCGCCGGTGGGAAGCCAGGACCGCTTCGATTGGGAGTCACTTCTCTTCACGGCGTGCAAGCAGGGCGTGGCCTTGCCGCCGATACCTTATCCGGTGATCGACAATTGCGAGGCCCCGATCCCGCCAACTTCGTTGCCTGTGTCGACCGCAACCCATGTGGTCACGGGCGCGCAGGCCTTTCCTCTCAAGCCTGATGGGACGCGTTCGATCACACCGATCAGTGCCGCGCCCATCAAGGGTGAAGACTGCGACTGCACTGGAGCCAACAAGGTCCTCCAGTACGGCGCAACCTTCTGCAAGGTGCCGAGACTCAGCACCACGCAGACCATCGTGGCTGGCTGCAGCCTGAAGAAGCCATGACCACGAACCCGCAACTCGATCGCATCGAGCACCTGCTGCTTTCCCAGTACCACCTCATCAACTTTTGGAGTGCCCGTCTCATGGCCGACCTCACCGAACTGCAAGCGAAGATCGACGAACTCACCACTGCCGCGGCGGCCGACCGCGCGCACGCTGAAGCCGGGGCTGCGCAGGTCACGCTCGCCGTCAGCCTGCTGCAGGCATTGACCGCGACCATCGCCGACCTCAAGGCGCAGGTCGCGGCCGGCAACGCGGTGACGCAGGAGCAGATCGATTCCCTGACCGACAAGGCCAACGCTGCGCTGGGCGACCTCACGTTGTCGGCAGCCACCGAGAGCGCGGCGGACGCCCAGCTCGGCGCCGGCGTCGCGGAGAACACTCCGCCGGAGGCCTGATGGCCATGAAGATGCAATCCGGCATCGGCGCCAAGCTGCATATGCGAGGGCGCCTCGAGTACAAGAACAAGGACGGTCAGGTCATCAAGACCGTCGAGATCAACGGGTCAGCGCCTTTGGCGGAACTCGGCTTGAGCGAACAAGAAGCGAAGCGCCTGGTCGCTTCGCAAACCGACGCACAGCCGGCCACGAAGACCAGCACCTGACCGAGCACGCCGGCGCTGAGTTCGGCTCCCTTCTTCCGTTCCACGTGGATCGCCCCGATGCGCTGATGCGCATTCGGGGCGATCGCGTTCGCCTACGCCGCTACCAGCGGCCACTCACCACCACCGCCCCAACAGGAGCACTTCACTATGGCCCTCACGATCCACAACAACTGCCGTGCTGGCGCGCTGGACGGCCTGACCGCGCTGCTCGCCGGCGGCGATTTCAGGCTGCTCACGGCGGCCAATGCCGAGCTCGCGACGCTGCGGTTCCAGACCAGCGGCGGCGCGTTCGGTGCTGCAACCGCGGCGAGTCCGGCGGTCGCCACCTCGACGACGATCGGCTCCGACACGACGCCGACCCCCGGCACGATCGCCAAGTTCGAACTCCGCAGCGCCGGTGCCACTGTGTTGATCTCCGGCTCCGCCGCGGCCGGCTCGCCGAGCGGCGACCTGAACCTGAGCGACGTGGTGATCCCATCGAACGCCACGGAGGTCACGTGCACTGGCGGGATCCAGCTGAGCCTGAGCCTCACCTGAGCGAGCCGCGTCCGTGCGATTCAAGGTGCGGGCCCCTTTGCGCCTGCCGCTGACGGGCGGCATCGGTGCGACCGGCGCTCCGGTGATCGTTTCCGGAACGCCGCAGACCGGAGACGTTGCGACCCTGACGTTGACCAGCGCGGTCGGCGGCTCGTTGCTGCCGTTCACGGTCGGCCACACGTTCAAACAGGGCGCCGTCTCGTCCGCGAGCGTCGCGGCGCTTGGCGCGGACACTGCAATCCAGGTCACGCCGAAGAACTACTACGCCGACGGCTCGCTCAAGTTGGCTGTGGTCTCGGGGCGTAAAACGCTGTCCGCTGGCACGCCTGCGACGGTCGCGATCTCCAACAGCGGGACAGTATCGAGTGGACCGACCCTCAGCCTCACCGACCTGAAGAACACCAGCGTCACGGCGTCGATCGCGCATGCCGTGTACGGCACGGTCTCGTGGGCCACGACCGACTGGGACTCGCCGGCGCAGACGCTGACCACCGGCCCGGTGATGTCGTCGTGGACCTACCGCAAGCCGATCGGCAGCGACGCGCACCTGGTCGGCTGGCTTGAAGTGCGCCTCTACGTCGATGGCCGCGTGCAGGTGCTGGCGTGGCTGGAAAACGGCTACCTGCGCGTCGCATCGCCAGGTGCACGCAGTGGGGTGGCCACCTTCACGCTGGGCGGCACCTCGCGGTTCTCGGCGAACATCGACCTGCTGCACCATCAACGCGCGGCGCTCGGCAGCGGAACGACGATCTTCCATTGGTTCAACGGCTCGGACCCGCAGATCACGCCGAAGCACGATCGCGCCTACATGCAGTCCACGGATCTGGTGCCGTCGTATGGCGCTGTGGCATCGTCGACGCGCGTCGCTGCGCTGACGCAGAGCTACACGCCCTTGGCAGTGGGTGACTTCGACCCCGACATGCCGAGCCCGAGCTACCACGAGGACATCGGCCTGCTTCCGCAGCACGACGCGATCTATCTGACCAGCGACGACTCGCGCGGCTGGCTCGGCGTGCTGATCAACGGTTTGGCTGCTGGTCGGTATGGCATTCACTACCGCGACGAGTCGACGAACCGGCCGCTACGCTTCAGCCAGCAGCCGAACCTCGTCACGAGCGGCAACGGCATCCAGCAACCTGGCGCCAGCTCGACCAACGACTACACGCCGACGACTTCCGGCGGTACGCCTCCGATCTGGGACGTACCACACCATCCGAGCATCGGGTACATGGCCTACCTCATCAGCGGGTGGAACTACTACCTGGAGGAGTTGCAGTTCGCCGCGACCTGCAACTACATCTGCAACACGGACCTAGGAGGATCGTGGAATCAGCGCGGCGGCAGCGCCGGAGTCTTCCTGTCCAACGCCGGAGCGAACGACACGCGCGGCGCCGGCTGGGCCATTCGCACTCTCGCTCAGGCATGCACCGCGACTCCCGACGCAGACACCACGTTGCGCAACGAATTCCTGTCGTCGATGGGGTCGAACATCGACCTGTACTACACCAAGTACGTGGCGCAAGCCAACAGTCCGATGGGCGTGGTGGCGCCGGCCACCACCGACTACGGCGCAGGAGGAGATGGCAAGTTCCTCGGCTCCGTGTTCATGAACTACTTCTTCGTGGCTTCGATCGGCTATACGCTCGCGCTGCGGCCGGCCGTGACGACGACGCAGATCGAGCGCCTCGAGGACTTCTTTGCCTGGAATGCGCAGTTCGCCATTGGCATGTTCGGCGGCACGGCATCGGATGAGTACAACTGGCGCTATGCGGCGAACTACACGGTCGCGACGGCACCAGCGGACAGCATCGATTTCCTAACCGGAACGGGGCCCTGGTACACCAATTGGGGCGAGGTCTTCACTGCGACGCACGGCTTCGCGAACCCTGGCGCTGGCGACGGCGCGATGCAGGGCGGAAACTTCCCAGACCCGACGAGCTACTGGGGCAACCTGCAGCCCGCGATCGCCTACGCTGTGCGGCACGGCGTGCCAGGCGCGGTAACCGCGCGCAACCGCATGCTCGGTGCGACGAACTGGTCGACCTTCGCGGCAGCTCTCGCCGATGCTCCGGAGTGGGCTGTCGTCCCCAACGCGTCCCGCTGGAAACCTGCGTGGTTCACCGCCGCGGCTGCCGGCGAGTTGATCTCCGCGCGCAACATCAACGACGACGCTGCGTCGATCGCGCCACCGTCGCCGCCGCCGCCTGGCAATCGGTACGCCGTCACCGATGCATGGGGCTGCATGACCATTCGGCAGTCCGGCGGGCAGATCATCTACCAGGGCGAGGGTCACTCCGACGGCTGGGACAACGGCGTCGTCGGGCAGGACATCTTCAAGGCGACGCCGACGAGTCACCGCTGGCGCAATCCGTCGACCAACGCGGTCATGGGGTCGGGTGGGGTGTACTACTACTCGGACGGCAACCCGAGCACGGATCACAGCTACTACAACCTTGTGTGGCAGCCGCTGCGTGGCATGCTGATGCGCCTATACAGCGGCGACGTGCCGAACGGAAACAATGCGAATGACCTCAATTCGTGGTTGTGGAAGGCCACGAATTGGAACGCGCAGAACACCCATCCGGATGTGACTTACGGCGGCATCGGGCCGGGCGTTGCAATCGACCAGTACGGCAACATCTTCCTCTGGCGCTCGTTCGAAGGCGCTCAGTATCGACCGGCGCTGAACAGCTGGGCGAACCGCAACGAGATCAACCATTCACGCTACGAGAATGCCACGGCATTCGACTACAAGCGCAGGGTGGTGTGGTCGTTTGGTGGCTACAACGCGTCAAGCGGCACAGTCGCAAAGTGGGACATCGGCGCGGCGACGACGAGCGAAGTAGCAGTCACAGGTAACGCCAGTGGATCGACATTCACCGCGACCAACGGAATCGGGGCATCCTATGACGAGGTGGGTGACAAGATCTACCTCCACAGTCCAACGGGCGCCG